TGTGCGCGAGACGGCGGAACAGAAGGTGCCGATGGGGCTGTATGCCTTACAGGATTTGGGAAGAAGCTGCCGCATTATGCGCGGGGAGGGCGAATTTTACGGGTCAGATGCCTACGATACGTTCCGGGAACTCGCGCGGCAGTTTTACCGCTCCGGCGCGGGCGCGCTGGTGCATCCGGTCTGGCAAAGCTCGTCGGCGGTGTTCACGAAGCTGGAACTGACGCAGGAGCCGCGCGCGGACTATGTGGCGTATTCGTTTGAATTTCGGGAGTCATGCTCCGTTTCGTCGTCTCTGACGGCGGTTTCCGGCACGAAAAACGACAGTTCGTCGTCTACAAACGCCAAAACGTCGTCTGCGACGTATCACACTGTCGTCAAGGGCGACACGCTCTGGGGCATTGCGCAGAGCTGCGGCACGACGGTTTCGGCGCTTGTCGCGCTGAATCCGCAGATTTCCAACCCGAATCTGATCTACGTCGGGCAGGAGGTGCGGACGGCATGACCGGATTTGTCAGCGCGTCGGACGGAACGACGTGGCAGCTGCCGCAGCTTTCCGCGTGGCGCATCGTCAGAACCGACGGAACGTCGTGCGATTGCTACGAAGTGTCGTTTCCATGCGACGAAACGTCGGCTGAATTACTGGCGCGGGCGGCGCGGTTTCGCGCGGAGGACGGCGGCGCCGTCGTGTTCACGGGCGTCGTGGACGAATGCACGGTCACGCTGAGCGACGACGGGCGCATCGCGCAGATCACCGGACGCGGCCTCGCGGCGCTGCTGCTCGACAACCAAACGCGCGCCGCATCCTACACTTACGCGCAGCTGCGCGACATTTTGTGCGCCTATGTGACGCCGTTCGGCATCCAAAGCGTCAAAAGCGATTTTTCAAACGGCGTTTCGCAGTTTGCGGTCGACACGGGCGACAGCTGTTGGACGGCGCTGACGGGCTTCTGCCTGCACGCGGCGGGGCGGAGGCCGCGCTTTCTCGCGGACGGCACGCTCGACTTGACTGCGCCGTCGACCAAGGTCAGCCGGACGCTCGGCGCGGGCGCGTCGGTTCTGTCGGCGGAGTACCGCGTATGCCGCTACGGCGTGATCTCGGAGCTGGTCACGGTCGACCGCTCGACCGGCGCGCAGACCGTCACCAAAAACGCGGCGTTCGACGGAAGCTATCGCCGTGTCACCGCCGCGACGGGCACGACGACGCGCGCGTCTGCGCGCACCGCCCGGCAGCGCATCGACGAGTCCGCGCGCGACTGGCACACGCTCTCGGTCACGCTGCCCGGCAGGTTTTTGGCGGAGCCGGAGGAGCGGGTGCGCGTGAATTTACCGAATCTGGGCGTGGAGGGAATTTTTGTTGTCCGCGAGGTCACCTCGCGCGTCGATTCCGCCGGGGAACGGTGTACGCTCGAACTCGGGGCGGAGTGAGGGTCGGCGCGCCTTGCAGGGACGGGGGAACGGATTGCCAGCCCGTAGGCTCCTATCCTTGCATCCGCGAAGCGGATGTTTTCAATGAGGTCAGCCAGTGTGCGCACTGGCTTCGCAATGACAGTGTGACTTGGAAGCAGGGCAGAACAAACGACGCTGACAGCGAACCTTTCGCCTGTCATTGCGAGGAGCGAAGCGACGTTGACAGATCGGTGGGACAGAAACAGGAGGAAGAAAAAATGTGGTTATCAAAACGGAATGGGGCTGCGACGGGGGCGGCGGCGGATGTTGGGCTGGTATCGGTCGGGGCGGAGGCGCCTGCGGTGGTGACGGACGCGGAGGCGCGGTCGCTGCGGGTATTTGCGCCGGGCGGGTACTGCTGGCGGCCTGCGGCGGGGCAGGCGGTGCTGGTCTTGCAGGCGGGCAGCGAGAGCGTGGTCGCGGGCGCTTCGATGGCATCCGGCGCGGGACTGCGCGAGGGCGAGGTTCTGATCTATGCGCCGGGCGGCGCTTCGATTCGGCTCGGCTGCGATGGCTCGCTTGCGCTGACGGGCAATGTCACGGTGAACGGCGCAGCGCTGACGGGAGGTGGTTCCGATGGAACTGAAACTCAGTAACGGCGACTATGTGCCCGACGGCGCGGGCGGCTTTGTCCGCTGCGAGGGGATGCGCGGCATCCTGATGACGGCGCTGTTCCGGCTGACCTGTCGGCGCGGGGCGTTCCCGTTCCTGCCGGAGCTGGGCAGCCGCCTGTACACCCTCGCGGGCGAAAAGCCCTCGGCACGCGATGCGCTCGCGCGCCAATACTGCGCCGAGGCGCTGGAGGATTTGGACGGCCTTGAGGTCGTCGACACGACCCTGCGCGAACTGTCCGACGGGCTGCTCGCGCTGACGGTCACGCTCGCCTACGACGGCGAGTCGGAGACACTGGAGGTGGAACTTTGAAAACGGCAGAGGAAATTTACAGCGATCTGGTTCAGATTTTTACGGAGCGAACCGGCTTCGCAATGGATGATTCGGCAGACCTCGCGGTGCGCTTATACGCGGCGGCTGCCGAGATCGAGAGCCTGTACGTCTACGCCGACTGGGCGCTGGCGCAGAGCTTTCCGCAGACGGCGGCGGGGGACTATCTCGACCGCCACGGCACGCTGCGCGGGTTGACGCGGCAGGCGGCTGCGCGGGCGACCGGTGTGGTGCGGTTTTCGGTCGCGTCGCCGCTGGCAAGCGACCTGACGATTCCGCTGGGCACGGTCTGTCTGACGACGGGCTTGGTTCGCTACGCGACGACGGCGGAGGCGAGCATTCCGGCGGGCGACTCGTTCGTCGATGTTCCGGCGGAGGCCGAGGATGCGGGCACGGGCGGCAACGCACTGGCCGGAACGGTCGTACTGATGGCAAGTCCGCCCGTCGGCGTGACGGCGTGTACGAATCCCGCGGCGTTCACGGGCGGCACGGAGGAGGAGACGGACGAGAGTTTCCGCGCGCGCATTCTGGCGAGCTTTGCCCGCCTGCCGAACGGCGCGAACCGCGCATTTTACGTCGAACGCGCGCTCTCGCACGCGGGGGTTGCGGCGGCGCAGGTTTTGCCGCGCGTCAACGGCGTCGGTACGGTCGGCGTGGTCATTGCCTCGACTGCCGGAATGCCGGACGACGCGCTGGTCGCGGAGGTACAGGAGGACTTGGAAGCGGCGCGCGAAATTGCGGTCGACGTCACGGTCTCGCCGCCGGAGGCGGTCACGGTCGCGGTCACGGCGGCGCTGACGCCGGTATCGGGCGTCAGCTTTGACGAGGCGAAAACGGCGGTCGCCGGTGCGGTGACGGACTATTTCACCGGCGAACGGCTGGGCAAGCCGGTCTATCGCGCGGTGCTGGGCAGCCTGATCTACGGCACGGGGCTGGTCGAAAACTACGACCTGACCGCACCGGCACAGGATGTGGCGGCGAGCGAGACAGCACTGCCGATTCTCGGCGAACTGACGCTGACGGAGGTGGGCTGAGATGGGCTATGCGGCATATTTGCGCGGACTTCTTCAGCCGCTGGACGTCTATGCGCTGGACGGCGCGACGTTTTCCGGCGGCGAGGTCGAGGCGCTGGGGCAGGCGCTGGACGATGCGTGGGAGTGCTTTCAGGCCGATCAGGCCGAGACGCTGATTTCAACCGCGATCGGCGACGGCCTGCGCCGGTATGAGCAGTTGTTTGGCATTCAGCCCGAAAGCCCGACGGTACAGGCGCGCCGTGCGGCATTGGCCGCGCTGCTGCGCGTCGGGGGCGACAGCTTCTCGGTCAGCGCGCTGAGCGACTGCCTCGCCGCGTGCGGCGTGCGCGCGATCGTCGCGGAGACGGACACGCCCGCGACGGTCGCAGTCTCGTTTCCCGACACGATGGGCGAGCCGGACGGCTACGACCACATCCGCGAGGTGTGCGAGCTGCTGCTGCCGTGTCACCTCGCCATCGAGTACCGCATTCGCTACGTCACATGGGGCGAGGTCAGCGGCATGACGTGGCGGCAGGCCGGGCGATTGACGTGGAGAGAGTTCATGAAAGGCGCGGTGGGATGAGGAAGAATGAGGGTGGACGTTAAAATCGGGTGTGGCAGGCACTTCTCCTTAGCGACGCTCTAAAATAGTGTCATCCTGAGCAAGCGGCGAAGCCGCGCAGTCGAAGGATCTGCACCTGAGGTCGCAGTCCCCGCGGCACTCACGGCTCGTTCCAGCGCGTCGAGAATTCGTAGGCACTAGCGGGAGCTGTAACTTCCAGTGCAGATTCTTCGACAGGCTCAGAATGACACGCTTTTTGCTTGGCGCTTGGCTTAGCTGGTTCCGCGCTCGTCCTTGCGAGGGGACGGGGCTGCGTGTCGGAGTGCAGATTCTTCGACTCCGCTTCGCTCCGCTCAGAATGACACGATTCTTTTGCTTCACTGTGGGGGAATGCCTACCACGCACGGATTGAGCGAAGCGCAAACCATTCTCCCTGACTTTTTGTCACAATACACTGAAAAAGCAAGTTCGGTGCAATGGGAATTGGCGGGGGATGGGGTTGCAATTTTGTGACTTTTTTCGTATAATTAATTAAATTAAAAAGGTCAGTAGGGGGAATCACCTTGTATACAGTGAAAACGCTCAACAAGATCTCGGCGCAGGGGCTGGATCGGCTGCGTGCGATGGGCTTTACGGTGGACGATGACGCGGCGGCGCCCGAGGGCATACTCGTCCGCTCGGCAAAAATGCACGACATGGCGCTGCCGGAGTCCGTTCTCGCCATTGCGCGCGCCGGCGCCGGTGTCAACAACATCCCGCTCGATCAGTGCGCGGAGGCCGGTATCGTCGTCTTTAACACGCCCGGCGCAAACGCGAACGCGGTCAAGGAGCTGGTCATCGGCAGCCTGATCATGGCATCGCGCGACGTCATGGGCGGCTCGCTCTGGGTGCGCGAGCAGGTGCAGTCCGGCGTCGACGTGACGACCGTTGTGGAAAAGGGCAAGGCCGCGTTCGTCGGCCCCGAGATCACCGGCAAGACGCTCGGCGTCATCGGCCTCGGCGCGATCGGCGTGCTCGTGGCGAACGTCGCGTCCGCGATGGGCATGGAGGTCGTCGGGTACGACCCGTACCTGTCGGTCAGCGTCGCGCTCCGGCTCGACCGCTCCGTCCGCGTCGTGCAGACGCTCGACGAACTCGCCGCCGCCAGCGACTACATCACCATCCACGTCCCGTACAACGACGAGACGAAGAACACCATCAACGCCGACCTCATCGCCAAGATGAAAGACGGCGTGCGCATCCTGAACCTCGCGCGCGGCGAACTCGCCAACGACGATGATCTGCTTGCGGCGCTCGAATCGGGCAAGGTTGCGTGCTACGTCACCGATTTCCCGAACAACAAGATCGCGCTGGCGAAGAATGTCCTGCCGCTGCCGCACCTCGGCGCGTCCACGCCCGAGTCCGAGGAGAACTGCGCGATGATGGCGGTCGACGAGCTCGCCGACTATCTGGAGAACGGCAACATCCGCAACTCGGTCAATATGCCCGCGTGCGAGATGGCAAGAAGCGGCGCGGTGCGCCTGTGCATCCTGCACCGCAACGTCCCGAATATGCTCGCCGCGTTCCTCGCGGAACTCGCCAGCGAGGGCGCGAATGTCGAAAACATGGTCAACAAATCTCGCGGCCAGTACGCCTACACCATGATCGACTTCGCCACCGCCGTGCCGGAACAGGCGCTCGACTCCGTGCGGAATATGCCCGATGTGCTCAGATTGCGCGTGATCTGAGGGAAAAATAGGAAACCGGACGACGCAAGTCGTCCGGTTTTTTTGGTGGGTGCGGAGGGTTCTTGTCCCGCGAGGGATAGGCTTGCCGTTAGCGGGCAAAAGAAACGTGTCATCCTGAGCGGAGCGAGAAATTATTATTTCTTCATTATTCTATATTCTTTTGCCCCGTTCCCCGCAGGACGAGCGCGGAACAAGGCTTATCCGAGTGCCAAGCAAAAAGCGTGTCATTCTGAGCTTGTCGAAGAATCTGCACTGGAAGTTACAGCCCCCGCTAGTGCCTGCGAATTACCGACGCGCTGGAACGAGCCGTGAGTACCGCGGGAACTGTGACCTCAAGTGCAGATCCTTCGACTGCGCGGCTTCGCCGCTCCG